TGGGCTATCCACAGGCACGTATGAGCAGTTGTATCCACCTACGTGGCAGCGGTCTAGTGCTGGCCCAGATGTCATCAATGCTCTCATGCTAGGCATGATAGCCTGACTAAGTACAGCCCCTTCTAGTTCACCCCTCAGTGAATCAGAAAGCTTATAGCCGTGATTGCTAGACAGGTGACTAGCCATGTAATCAAAATATCTTGATACAGTTTCACTCCATGTCTCCCTTCGTTGCTCATCCTCTTTCCATCGTGCGTATCGGGAAAGAGCAATAAAGTTTTGGTAGTCAGTTGGTAATTGGTTGCTTCTCATTTCATTACTCCATAATAGTTCGTATTGTTTTTATGTCTGCACCTTCTATATCATAGAAGTATTCACGTATGCCATCTTCTATTTCTTCACCTACTTGTCCATCAGCAGGAACTGGATATTCTTCTTCATCTACATCTATGGTAATGAATACTTTAACTCTTGCCATCTGCCATGACCTCTTCAATTAACTTATCCAAATACCACTTGGCCTTTTGCAAATCCTCTATTGGTTTCTCTTTGTAGTCAAAACGCCAGAGGTATTTCATAATATTACCTTGTAGGTAGTACTTGAATCCTTTGTCAGTAGCGGCAGAGATAGCATGTATACACTCAATGCCTGTCTGGTTGTAGTGTGGTGGACTATTAACCATATCAACATTACCCCAAGCTCGTTTACCTGCTGCCTCTGCCTCTTCCATCTTCTTCATATATGCATCATGTCTCATGCTGAACCTCCTGTCTTTGTGTTAAAGTTAAGGTGTATTACATTACCATCATATGTTTTCTCTACTGCTATTTCATCTTCTAGTTCTACCTCAATATCATCTTCGTTGTCAATAACTTTAAGTACATACTCGTGTACTATATTTCTTAAATCCTCTACCTCTTCCATTACAGGCACAGTAGCACACATCATCTTAGCAAAGTGCATTACTTGATAGTAATCTTCATCATCCATAGGGTTGTCAGGCATAGCCATTATAGATATGTCTACTTCACCTGTCCACTTACCGTCATTATCAGCGAATGGCCTGACACGTATGAGTAAGTCTTCGTTCTGTACTTCTTTAACTATCTTATCTCTTATGTCCATACCTATCTCCTTTTTACTTTTGTGCCACCAAACTTAATAAACTTTGGGTGTTTGTTCTTACCCTTTTCCTTTAGCCAGTCTTCAGGTATAATCCTGTCATAGTATCTAAAGCCATACTTAATACACCATTCACCATAGGTAGACTTAGCACCTTTACGTAGCTTACGTCTGCTACTTTCAAACACAAACCTAATATCTAAATTAGGATGTTGTTTCTTAATAGCAAGGTGCTTGCGTCTATCTGCGGCAGTGAACATGCCTTTTGTTTCAATAATGATTCCGTTAGACAGCACGAAGTCAGGTGTGTATGTCCTGTATGCTAGGTCTTCCCACTCAATCTTAACTTTCTCATATAAGAAGTCTACGTTAAGTTCTTTGAGATAGTCAGATACCTTTAGTTCAAGACCACTACGATACCCATACTTTCGTGCTGCTCTAAATTGTTTTGCGTTAGGCAATGACATCACCAATATAATTTACAATTGGTGGGTTCTTAGCCTGTGACTTTACGGCAGGTCTCTCTACTAGAGTAGGCCAACAGCTAAAACGATAAGAACAGAAACGACAGCCATCATTAAGTATCTTGTTACCTGTCTCCTTACCTCTAAACTTCTCTGGTACTGGTTCAAAGCATCTTTCAAATCTATTCTCCTTTACCTTGTTCACTGTTTCTTTTATCTTTGACACTTCTGCATCTACGTTAAGTCCTGTTGCTGGTACATACTTGAATGCGCCATTGGCTTTGTTTACTACCCACCAGCCACCTGCCTTCTTGTCTGAGGCTTTAGCGTATCCCGCAAGCTGCGCTACGTAGCCGAAGCCATCACCGCTGGCAAGAGTGTCAAAGGATTCAAATTTGTTTCTGTATGACCAGTCTGAAGCTGATTTAATATCATCAACTGCACCATCAAGGATAAGATCATAACTACCAGAAACATTATCGTCACCAAGATCAAGAGTAACTTTGTCCGTGTCCTCATAATTAACTCCTGCTTCTGTTAAGATGCCTTTGAACACTGCCTCTACAATGTCTCCGATCATCATGTTCATTACGAATGTTGTTGGAAAGGGTAACGCTAACTCCGGTTTATTCTTATCATACCAGAGTTGGCAAGTTGGCCTACCTACATTAGACATACGTAGGCCGAACTTGTCACGCTTGTTACCCCCACCAAACTGGCGTTTTGCAGCAGCCATCACATCGTCACCAATCTGTTTGATGGTGTCTTGTGACATACTTGTCTTGCCTTTTACAGCATCCTCAAGATACTGATGCAATGCCAGTTCAGCAGGGTGGTTCATTATGCTACCTCTTCTTCAAATTCAACATCAACTACACCGTCAATGTCTACCTCATCCAGAGCTACATCATTCTTAGTTGACGCTTTTTCTGCATAAGTATTGATGATGTACTCATTATAGTTAGTCACCCAAGACATAAAGTCAGCAAACTTTTCTTGGTCATCTTGTGTTAACTCAACTGTATTGGTTACATCCAATGAGGTAGTAGGTAAGTAGAAGCTGTTACCGTTAGGAAGCTTACGCTCTTCTGTATTTAAGGTAACATTATGCTGCACAGGCAGACGCTTCATTTTAGCAAGCTGTGTAAACACATTGCCTACAGTCTTGAAGGCATCACGGTTCTCTACTTCCCAGATGAATGGAGTAACATCCAAGTCTACAAGATTACCATCTGCATCCTTTGGCTTAATCAATTCAACTGTACCAAGCACCACTCGTACACGCTTGATTGATCGAATGAGTTCTTTAGTTGCATCAGGCAATGACTTAAAGTCTTCAATCCAACCAGAAGGCTTACCACAGTTAAAGCCACCATCGTTATCCTTCAAGTCCATGTTAAGGGTATCAGCCATAACAGTCTTGACATAACGATTAGGAATAGCACCACTACCCATGATAAACTTCTTGTACATAAAGCGTTGCATGAATGGACGCATAACTGCAGACTCTGCGTAATACGTAGGACCATCAGGAATCTCTAGCTTGTATGTACCACCCTTGACTTTGATAGTATCCGAACCAAGGATAGGTGAATGGTTGATGCGCAAACGAGCAAGGAACATTCCTTGTTTCTTTTGTGCTGGTGCTTCATTTGCAAGACCCATAGCCTTTGCCATTTCAGCGTAGTTATTAGTGTCAATCGTTGTAATATCGTTCATGTTTATTAACTCCTTTTCAGTTGTGGAATGGATAGTTATATCAGGTTACATCCTTAGTGTCAAGCCAATTCGGGCCTATTTTTGCCTCTAATAATAGAGGTACGTTAAAGTCAACTCCCCACCGTAAGGTGATAAGTTCAGGTAGTGCATCATTAGTCTGCTGTATTACATTGATAACCTGTGATTCCTCATCAGGATGTACATCAATTACAATACTGTCATGCACTGAGTTTACTATACACGATTGCATACCCTCTAGCAACTCATCAATATGCAGCAATGCAATAGGTACAATGTCTGCAGTAGCGAATGATTGCACAGGGTAATTCTTTATCTGTGTAAAGTGAGAGACACGCCCGGTAGATTTACGTACCACATCAGGGAACGCAAACTCTCTACCACTAGGCGTGGTTATTCTTTGTGTGTTCACAGCTTCTTTAGCCAGTCGGGAATGCCAATCGGCAACTCCTTGGTATTTTTTTGTGAAGTGTGTGTAGTATTCTGCTTCTGCTTTTGTTCTGCCGTATCCTGTTGCGCCGTAGAGTGGAGCAAACGTATGCGCTTTCGCATCCTGTCTACTCGTAGGCTGACCAGCATCACTAATAACTTTAGCGGTGTATGAGTGTACATCAAATCCAGTAGATACTTCTTCAATTGCTACCTCGTCTTGTGATAAGTAAGCGGCAGTACGAAATTCAAGCTGCGCAAAGTCAGCTTCCATTACCTTACCACCATCAAATCGTGACACAAATACTTTCTTTACAGGGAACGTACCGCCACGTGGCATGTTCTGCATATTTGGGTCAGCACCAGAGAAGCGGCCTGTAGCTGTGCGATGCTGTAGTAAACGCACATGCAATTTGCCATCCTGCTTGGTGTGCATACTGATACCCTCAACAAAGGATGACAGGTATGTATCAACTGCACTGAGCCTACGTACTTTGTATAAGAAGTCTACAGCGTCAGTCATGCCACGCTGTTTGGCAGCAGACTCTAGCAACTCTAGGTTCTGCTTACTGGTACTGAAGCCGTTGGCACTTGCCCACTTGGATGCAGGGGGCTTGAACTTTAGCCCCGCCAAATCCATAGTAGGTACAAGCAGATAACCCCGCCCATTACAGTTCTTACAGCTTGTGGTTCTAGCAAATGGTGTTCCATCTTTCTTTACCTTTCTTATCTGGCCTGTACCATTACAGGCACGGCACTGTTCTGCTTTAGTCTTGTATATCTTTTCAGTGCCGCCAGCAATCAGGCTGCGGAAGTCTGCGTCTGCCATGTAGGGGTCAATAGCGTTGCCCCAATACTGCTTGTCCATAACCTTACGGCTATAGATAACCCAAGACAATTGCTCTGGGCTATTGAGATTGATAGGTGTGTCACCCATGAGCTTACGCACATGTGCTTGTAAGTCATCTGTAAGTTGACGCTTCTCACTCTCAAACTCACTGCGTACTTCTTCTAGCTTAGACAAGTCAACAGCAAAGCCTGTCTGATATATCTTAGTCAGACACTTAGCTACACGGTTAGTCAGTCGTGCTGTAGATAGTAGACCAGCATCTGCCGTAGTGTTAAGGCGATACCATAGCTTGTCAGCAAGCTGCTGAGTAGCATGAAGGTCAGCAGATAGATACTCACACAACTCATTGTATGGTATGTCTCGTGTACTGTAGCCCTTCTTGAAGTATTCCTTCAGAGTATCCTGCTTCTTCGTATCTAACTCATAGCGTTCTGCACAAGCCTCTAATGATAGAGGTTCCTTGATACCACGCTGCAAGACATACTCGACAAGCATAGTATCAAACACTGCACCGTCATACTTGAAGCCTGACTCCCATAGCCATAGCAAATCGTGTGCCACGTTATGACAGATGAGTACAGTAGCTTGGTCAAGATACCACTGCACACGCTCATGGTAGTCAGCCTGATTAGGCACGTCAGCATGGTCAAAAGGGAAATGCTGCTCGTGTCCTTGGTCAGTCAGTACACCCACCATAGTCAATGAGTTCTCTGGCTCAAAGGGGTCTAGGTGCATCTTACCACCACGGTGCGTTACCGTATTTTCTACATCAAGTGTTAGTTTCATATCTATCCATCCTTACTTTTCCTGTCAGGGTTAGTGGAATCTGGTAGAACATTTCACCAGAAGCTATATACTTATTCGGTACTTCCACTGGTGTCAAGTCTTTAACATCTTCGGACTTAAACATAAGAGCATTTGATAACTCTTTATTCCACACAAAGAACAATGTGGGTGCGTTGAAGAACTTTGACTTGCGTTCTGGTAGTTGCAATGTGTCATAGGGAAACACCGCACCACTCCATACAGTCTTAACTTCACACTCCACATAGAACTTGCCCTTGCTACCTTCAGCAATCAAGTCTTGCCCATACGTGTTAGGGTTCTCCCATATCTTGTACCCTTTGATCTGCATATATTCCATAGTACGAACACGTGCAGGTTTGTCATGCTTGCCATGCAGGGCTTCATTGAATTGTTTTCTCATCCCTCGTACCTCGCAGTCTGGTAGTTAAGTTCTACGTTGACCATGCCGTGCCAGCCATTCAACTTGTTCTTGACTATGTTTATGTGACGTAAGGGGCTGTCTTCTTCTTGTCCTTCTACGCTAGGTGATTTACCAATCAATATCATTAGGTCAGCTTCAGCAGCCTTACCTGTACGTGAGCCTTCCATCATAGATTGATTAAGCTGTGACCTACCCTCTGCCTCTGCAGATAACTGTGACATATAGAACACGGCACAGTCGTAGGTCTTGGCAATCTGCCTAGCGTAGATAGCACAAGCCTTCAACGCCTCATCTGGTCTGGCATAGTTACCTGCCACACCAAACTTATCACCCATGTCTAGTACTAGAATGTCGGGCTTGAATGATTTACATACAGACTCAACCCAAGCCATGTCTCTACCACCCGCATCTTTAATCTTGATGTTGTTCATCACAGGTTCGTACATTAGCTTGGCTTTCGCCATGTCATCTCGCACCTCTCGTGCTGTCATTCCAGCCGCTGCTGTTAGGTATCTAGCACCGACACGGTGAGTAGGCTCTTCGTTACATAGGATAATACACCTAGCACCTTGTGAAGCAAACCCACCCGGTGCAGCAATCAAGCTGGCATGGAAGGATGTCTTACCAGTGTTAGGTCTAGCACCTACTTCGATAAGCTGACCACCACTAACACCCTCAATCTTGCGGGTGACTGATGGTAAATTGAAAGTCCATTTAGCTTCCAACTCAGCCTTTGCCATAAGAGTTTCGATACTGATGTCATCCCATTCTATGTTCAGGTTGGGGATAAAGTCATCACCGTATCTCTCAAGCAAGTTGCGCAATGCTTCCAGTGTGGCAGCATCACCGTTGACCATATCGAATCCGATATTCGCAACGTCTTCTCCAATAACCTGCTGGAATAGTTTGGACAGCACCTCTTGTGCTATGTCACTACCCATAGGTTGTTCACGCTTAATCTGCCCAAACAGGCTAGAGTAAGACGCTTTCTGTGCCGTAGTCAGCGTTGGATTGTTAGACATAAACAATGCCTCAATCTCATCCGGCGATACGGTACGATCATACTTGTCCATAGCAGTGTCGATAGCTTTCTTAATCTTTCGCACATCACTACTGAACAAACGATCAGGACATTTGGAACCACGATGATCATCGTAGAAACCTTTATCCATTAAACTTCTAATCAGTGATAATTCCATTTAGCTTCTCCATATCTTCGGGGTTACGATATTTCAAGTCATCAGTTAGTCTAAGTACACGAACATCGTTCACGTGTCCTCGTAGTTCCTTTGCCATCTGCAATGTCTTAGGTAGCGCATCGGGGTCTAACGCTATGATTGCTGTTGAGAACTGTGCAAGATACCCTTTATGCGCCTCTTGCAATGATGTGCCTAGAAGCGCAACCCCGACAAAGGAACCGTAACCAACAACGGCTGCACTCACACAGTCCTCAACAACTACTGCGACTTTACCACACCCAGCGGTGTAAGGCAAGCCACTTTTTCCATATCTTTTCCATTTAGGTAAACGCTGCCCTGACAGTGACCTGCCAGTGCCATCTACCATCTTACCTTCGTGCATGATAGGAAATACCACACGGCTTTCCTTTACATCATACAATAAACCTAACTTATCTATATCTAATCCCCACGTATCGCACCACCGATTCATATACACGTTGTCACGATGGGGTATGATGTATGTCGGTAGTTCAAATGGTGTAGCATCTGCAAACTGTTGGGCATTACCCAAGCCAGAACGTATATCATCTACAGTCATGTGGACACGAGTTCCACCCTTGACACCGCAAGACATACGGTAGCAGTTCCATAATAGGCTACCCATATTATTAGTCACTGTGAATGTGCGTTGCCCACAGTTAGGACAGGCCATTCTCTTTGTATGACCATTAGGTATATCTAATTCACTTACTATATTATATATGTTCATAACTATATCACTTTCTCTGCGGCAGTTAAGTGCTTTTACCATGTGCTTTACGAGTTGTCAATGCATTATTTGCAGAAGCATACGTATTTTTCATGTACGGTTTAACCGACTGTGGATTACTGTGTCCTGTAACCGACATGATTTGTCCCATAGATACACCTGCCTCAACCATTTGTGTAGTACCAGTGCGGCGCAAGTCCATTAGTCGTAGTTCTTCAGACAGCCCAGCTTCACGCATGACAGACCTTCCAGCTTTAGACAGTCTTTCCATACTATATGGGTGATACTCGCCGCCTACGGGCATTGTACGAGGAACAACGTACTGTTGAAAGCCAAAGTCCTGCTCTTGTTGGACAAGCATCTCAAGCAAGTCATCTTCAATAGGTAAAGTTACCTCTGCCCTACGCTTAGACTGCTCAAGATACAGCTTACGTTCTTCCAAGTCAAAGTTATCCCAAGTCAACAGGCGCATATCACCTAGTCGCTGACACCAGTCGTATGCCATATGTACTATCAAGCCAATGCTGCGCCACTGAAACTCACCATAGGCAGTGTCAAGGAAATTACGCACATCATCTTCTGTCCATACAACCTTGCGTTGCTGCGGTGTCTTACGTCTAACACTGGCAAAGGGGTTGATCTGGGCATACTCCATGTCAATAGCATAACGAAACACGATGGATGACACAGTGCAGATGTGGTTGGCGAAGCTGATGCCTCGCACAACCCAATCTTCATAAGCGTGTTTAGCTTGCTTGCTAGACAGCTTGTCAAAGTTTACATCTCCAAAACTGTCACACATTACACCAAGAAAGTATTGATAGTCCTTCTTAGTTCTGTCTCGTAACATACTGAAATCATTGGATGTATAGTACTTGTCAACTAGTTGCTGCACTGTTTTCACAGGTTCATCTCCTTCTTATATTTAAGAAGCATTGCATCCCTCTTGTCTGCTAAGTCCTGCCAGAATTGCTTCTCAATTTCCTTGCCTACATACTCAAGATTAGTCCAGCATTCTAATCCCTCACGCCAATCGGACTCATCGTAGTCTGTCCATTCGGAAGACCTATCCCGATTGATTTCGGTGAGTATCTCACTGAGCGTCCAGTAAGATACCTTTTCGTTGTCATCATGGTCTATGATAATGTGACGTGTCATGCTGCAATCAACTCCTTGAACTGCTTGCTTTCAATCCACTGTGCTACCTTGGTCTCACGCTGAAACATATTGACAGCCTGTGTATCGCCAGCAAGATTACGCAGCTTGAAACCATTACGCTCATCAGCATAGCTTGCATAGTTAGTAAATGCAGAGTATAACGCCCAAGCATTGTGGCCTCTGGTGTTAGCTTCCTGCTCATATAAGCGCAGCATCTTGTCTGCTGTCTTGTCTGACTTCAGTAAGGATTCAAGCATAGGCTTGACATCACCAAAGAAGATAGGCTTGTTAGCCCAACCTTGCAAGCGTTCTGATTGTGCGTAGAAGTCCTGCTTACTACGGTTAAGTTGACCAATGAACTTGTCAAGGCTGAAGCCACTGGTATTCTTGCGGCGTACCTTGTCATGCTCACCACGCACCATGCCATTAGTGCAAAAGAAGTCGATAGCCCCAAACAGTACGGTGTTTGAACATGTACCGTCCACACCATGCAATGCAATTATGCGCTGCGCTACCTCAGTCTCATGCTTTGGGGTAGTAATCTTAGCTTTGACGTTAGGCAGGGTCATGTCCATCATAGCCCAGCCATTGTGATGAGCATCACGCCATGTAATGTTAGCATCAGCATACTCAGCATCTGTCAGATGATTAGTAACAGCATCCATTACATCACGAAAGAAGTCACCATGTGATGCACAGGTGAAGTCCTTGCCAACGATAGCAATAGGTTTGCCAGTGTTATTGTCGATGACATACTTCTTGTCAGCTACACGAGTAGGCTCAAAGGTTACGTCAAAGTCTAAGTTCTCAGGGATATATTCTAGCATATCAATTCTCCTTTATAATATCATTAGTATTAGTGGTAGTATAGTAATCCACAGTATCAAGTCCATAGTTATACTCCTTATTATATAAGATGTCAATCTCTAAGATTGAACTGGAATTGCAAGGTTTCCATTGCATCAGACAATTCTTGTAAGTCATAGGCAGACACCCTTCTGATGCCACCCATGTCGGGATACAAGGCAACATCAAGCACCTTGTCTAATAATTTGTTTATGTCAATCACAGCCGCACGTTGATCCATAGACAGCTTGGCTATCCTGTTTCTACGATTGATACGTTCTTTCTCACGCTCATTTTCAAAATGTTCCATGCGTTCATCGTGTGTCATATTGTGTAGCTTCTTACCCATCTTGTAACTCCTTCTGATACTCAGTCCATGCGGCATAAAACACCTCATTGAAACTGTGATAGTTGGCATCCTCAAAGGCAGCAGCCGCTACCTCAAAGATGTCTTGCCCACTCCACTTGACTGCTTGGGATAACTGTATCCCTT